CAGATATTCCGTCGTTGTTTTCGTTGAAAACGGCCAGTACGGAGGAAAGGCGGCGGCCCCGGTCTTCTCCGAAATCGCAAGGCAAATGACGGATAGGGGGATGTGAAAAGGCATTTAAAAGGGTTTCCAGGAAAAAATATGTAAAAAATCAATAATCGTCTTGCCATGTGCCAATTATTAGGATATGATGGATTTATCCAGATGCTGGCGGAGGCGAGGAATGATTAAAAATCTCACGGAACAAATCCCCAAGGAAGACAGAAAGACATTTTATCAGGCGATCAGTGCGGAAAGTTCCTCCAGGGTTTGCAGCGTCCTGCTGGCGCTGGCGTCGCTCCAGGCGGTTCAAATGGTCATCTATATCTCGGGAAAAGGGAGCATTCTTCATGACCGGGAGCTCATCCTGTTAAAAGTATTCATTATTCTGTTCAGCGTGATATCGTATGCGGAACTGAAAATTTTAAACAAAAGCAACCCCCGCGCCCGGGGCCTGATGGAACCATCGCTGGTCGGCATTGTATTTGTCATAATGCTGTGGGCCGTGATAAATACCTTCAAAGCCCAGTCCATTACATCGGATATCAGCATTTACATTCTGGTTCTGGTTGCCGTTGCAGCAGTTGTCCGTATGCGGCCGTGGATGACGGCCCTGCTCTTCGGAACGGCGCTTGCGGTTTTCCTGTTTGGAATCCGCCATTTTCAAAGCAAGCCGGAGTATTTGACCTCTCACATAATGAACGGGTTGATCCTGAATATCATCGCCTTCCTGATCTCTTTCATGATGTTCCGGTACAGCATTATTGAATACCTGGACAAACAGCGGTCCAACGAAAAAAATTCCGAGCTTCTTTATCTTGCGAGGCATGACGGCCTTACCTCCCTTTACAACCATCTGGCCATCTATGAGCTGCTGGAAAGCGCCATATCCCAGGCCAGAATCAAACCGGAGCCCCTGTCGATCATGCTGATCGACCTGGACCGTTTCAAGCAGGTCAACGATATTTACGGACATAAGACCGGGGACGATGTTCTGCGAAAAGTATCCGAATGCATTTTGAAAAACATCCGGCAGAACGATATAGCGGGCCGGTACGGCGGAGACGAGTTCCTGATCATTCTTCCGGGAAGCAATATAAATTATACGAAGGAAATCGCCATACGCCTCCTGGATGAAATCCGGCAACTGAATTTCGAGGGCATCGGCCTGTCGTTCAGCTGCGGTATTGCAAAATGGGAGGGGGATACGGCGGAGCAGCTTGTCGATAAGGCGGACAAGGTTTTATACCGGGTAAAGAGCGAAGGCCGCAATAATGTGTATGCGTAGGGGGGGGACTTATGAACAAAATTCCGTTTGACGACCTGGCGCCAGGCATGCAGACAGGCGATCTGGTTCTTTTCAATGGGAAGTACGAAGGCAGCAAGTTCATTGAATTGCTGGAGGGAAGCGAGTGGTCCCATGTCGGAATGGTCGTGCGTCGTTCCGGCTTCGACGGGCCGCTGATCTGGGAAGCGACTTCCCTCACCAATCTGCCGGACGTGCTGTTTCACGACCAGAAGCCGGGGCCGAAGCTGGTGGACCTGAAGGAAAGGCTCATGCATTACGGCGACGACCTGAAGCACTATGAAAATGCCAATTTTGCCTACCGGAAGCTGGAGGTGGAGCGGACAGAGTCCATGCTGCAGGCCATCGAAGGATTGTTCGTGAAACTCCATGGAATACCGGATCCCGGTTTCTGGGAGATGATCTGGGAGGTTGCCCTGGGACGGATTTTTCACAAGAGGGTAGCGCTTGACCACTATTTTTGCAGCGAGCTGGTGGCGGAGACTTATCTGGCGATGGGACTCATCGATGATACGACCCCCATCAATGCCTATATGCCGGTTGACTTTGCGGACAAGGGGAAATTGAAGCTTTTAAAGGGAAGGCTTGAGCCTGAAATATTGATCGATATCAAGCACATATAGGCGCAGACCCATAATAAAACTGCCGCATTAGCGGCAGCTGTCGGGTTTAAGCTCCTTGCTCAGTTTTTTGATCGCCTTCTTTTCGATCCGGGATACGTAGGAGCGGGATATTCCAAGCATTCCGGCGATCTCGCGCTGTGTCTTGCTCGTGCCGTTCAAAAGCCCGTATCGCAGTTCAAGAACTGTCTTTTCGCGCTTTTTAAGCACAGCCTTCATCTTATTATAGAGCCGTTTTACCTGCATCTTCAATTCGACTTCGTCTATGACGGATTCGGCTTCGTTCCCTATGACGTCGATCAGCGTGATTTCGTTTACACCTACAGGCTATACATATTCTCGCTTTACGGCGTAAATAGCACCTTCCGGAACACTTTCAACGAAAAATCATCATCGCGCTGGTCCTTCGTTTTGACGTATTCGACTTTTTCAATGACGCTTTTGAGAAGCATATTTTTTTCGATGGGGTCATCGGTTTTCCAATATCCGTTTAACACATTCTGAATATGCGGAATAACCGTTTTTTGTGTGTTCAGAAGCCTTTCTTCTTTTGCGATCTCGAGCCTTGCGGCCTTGATATAGTTTTGTATCTCTTCAATCCGGTCCGCAATTACTTTTGACCGCTCAATAAATGTCTCTGTGGAATATACTCCGCGTTCAAGTAAATCATGAAGCTTGTTCTTTTGCCCGTTCAACTCACTGATTTCCTTTTCCAGGTGGCTTTCATGCTTTCTTAGTGAAATTAGGTTAGCACTTTCATTTGGTGCCTTTTTGGTCTTTGTATCCGCAAGCAGGTCTTTCAACTGAAGAGTTAGCATATCAAGCAGTTTCTGCTCGACATAATCCAGCCGGCTGCTTTTATTGTCACAGTTCACACATAGGAGATGGGGCCCACCGCATTTGTACGGCCGGCGATGCATCATGTAACCGCATTTTCCGCAGACTACTATTCCGGCAAGCGGATTTTTAACGCCGTTCACAACCTGGTATGGGACATGATACTTGCTTCGGATTATTTCCTGGGCCCTCTGGAATGTCGCTTCATCGATCAGCGGAGGGTGCTTCCCGTTGGCCACGATCCATTCGCTGCGATCGCGCGTTCTAACCGACCGTTTGGTTGTCTCTGTTCTTGGCACCGTCGTCTTTTTTCTATTCCATGGTACTTTTCCGATGTAAGTCACGTTTTTGATGATCGAGCTAACGACGGTCCTGTCCCACCGGATACCGGTATATGATGGAATGCCAGTCGCATTCAGCGTATTGGCGATTTCCTGAATACCAATTCCCTTGTTCACATACAGGTCAAATATCATTTTTACAATTTCGGCCTGGTCAGGGTGAGGGTCGAGCGTCCGGATGTGTTTTTCCTTGCGGATAGAATAGCCATAAGGGGGCCTTGTTCCAATATAATTGCCTTCTTCGACCGATCTTACCCTTCCGCCCTGGAGGCGGCGCTTGATGTATTTGTATTCCTTGCGTCCCATGTAGGATTCATTTTCTACATAATCTTCATCGAATTCATCATTTAAATCAAACACTCTATCCAGAGTAACTATCTTTGTTCCGGATTCCTTAAAGGTTTTTATAATGAGCCCCTGGTCCTGCTGGTCGCCGCGGCCAAGCCGGTGGATGTCCATGACAAGCACGGCGTCATAAAGTCCAGCTGCAATATCCCGCAAGAGTTCCAACATGGCCGGCCGATTGATGATGCTGTCGCCGGACTCTACTTCTTCGTAGACCCTGACCATACAAAAGTTGTGGTCCTTAACAACTCTAAAGAGAGCTTTTCTATGACGGGCAAGAGTTTCCCCTTTCCCGAGCTCGCGCTCCAGCTCTTCATCGGCTCTGGATTTGCGAAGGTAAATTGCGACCCTCAGTATTCCTGCGTATTTGTCTTGATATACCCTTGACAAAGTTATCGTCCCCTTTAGTATCTAAAGCTTCTTTTGTTATATTTGCGTCTTTCTTTAATGTTTTCGTATATATAGCATCCCAGCCGAACAAATGGGCTGATCATAAGCAAGATAACAAACAGGTAGCCGATCGCACCGAGTACCAGTGATAGGGGAATGTAGAGCAGGATCGCGGCTGCCGGCATTATAAAATATGATAGCAATGTTTTAATCAATTTTATGATCATAATTAATGCTTTATCCAGTATCGTATTCTTTCTTGGGTGTCCATATTTTTATAAGCTCGAAGATACTTTATTTCTTTTTTCAAAGATGCTTGTGCCGAAAAATATTCTTTCCAAAAAATTAGATGCTGAGAAAAATAGCCAAATACTTTATTATTGGTTATTTCTTTGTCGAATATAAAAAAATAAGTGATTCCATACCATCCACCAAGTACTATGCTTATCAGAAACGGTGATTTTGTATAATGAAATATAGCTATTACAGGTGCAATGCCTATAAAAGCAATCATATAAGCAATGCCAATGATAGTAATAATTAAATGTATAAATTCTTCAAATAAAAATTTCTTATTTTCTGCTATTGTATTTTTTAATTCCTTTATTTTCTCTTCGTCATATACCTCCACGATCATTCTTTCCTTTCCGGCAATAGTCCTACGTGTACTTATAGGAAATTGTATCTATTGCCCAAATATCCAGCTAGTGGTAAAATAACCTTGCAAATGAAATTTTTCAATAAAACACTTCCGATAAAATCAAAATGAGGCTTGTCTTTGAATACAAAGGTGATATAATAGTTCTGCGAACATCTGTTCTTTTTGTTGGGGGTACTATTATGAATTCTACTGCCGATACATATAATGACCCTGGAGCAAAGGCCAAAAGCATAAGCTTAGGCGATGAATTCAATTATGTACAATTCGTTTATTATAAAGGAATCAAATATTATAATATCGATTATCAAGGAAATGGAGAAAAAATTATTCTTCAAAAGCTTTAAGAACTTTTTCCTTCAGCCTTTTTTTAATGTCATCTGTCAGCTTGATTTTTATCATTTCTTCATCTATTCCAAATATCAGATCGTCATCATTGAACTTGCGCTTGTCTGTTCTTCCTAATAAGTAATCTGTTGTTACATCAAAAAAATCAGCAAAACGATTAAGCGCATCGGTATCAGGTTGGCGCTGATTTTTTTCATATCTATTAATGGTCGCGTCTGTCACATTGAACAGCTTTGCCAATTCTTCTTGTGTCATTTTCTTTTCTTCTCTTAATAGCTTTAACCTATCTCCGTTGAACATAATCTTTCCTTCTGCCTATATGGTAATTTCATTTTAGCACACAAAGCTTTCATGTAAAATTATTCTACCAAAATGGTAATTTACCTATTGACACTACCAAAAAGGTAGCATATAATGGTCTCAAAGTTACCAAAATGGTAGGTGAAACGGTGGAAAACATTACGAGTAAAGTTGATTTGTCCAAAATCAAAGCGCTACGTAAAGCCAAAGAATTAACTGGCATGGATATGGCTATTTTGTTGGGGCTCAAATCGTCAACAGGGTATTCGTATCTTGAATCAGGAAGGTGTGGCATTTCCGCTGAAAGGCTTGCACTGATAGCTACCAAGCTGGAAGTTTGCGTGAATGATCTGTATATTACTCCGGAGCCTACCGGGTCGGTAATCTGACTAATGATGTTATGGGACAAAATCCGTGGCGAATAGGCTGTATTTGGGGTGAGGTTATGGCAAGAAGTCCGGTCCAGGCGAAGGAAGAAATACAGAGGTTCGGCCCGGGGATCGATGAACAGGGCAATCCGTATGACGAGTTGCTGATTATGGGGAAGACGAAAGCATATTTCATCAATCCCCAGATCACCAGGGAAGAAAACGAACGGCGCCTTGCAGAGATAGGCCGCGTTCTGAGTCACATTTACGGATGCGAGGTAACGGTACGGTATAGCAAAAAAGCCCTGAATGGGCGGAAGATTGCTTCGAAGTGACTTTTGGACTGGATGGCAGGACGGGCTGTTGCCCGGGGTTGATGTGCTTCATGGTTCTCATTATAGGACAAGCTTTAAAAAGGCTCAATTTAAATTGAGAATAGATATTCCCAAAAGGAAAGGAGGTTGAGCAAGGCGGTATACATCGGAAAAGAACTCAGGGAGCTGCAGGAAGCACTACGGATTTCCCAGGAGGAAATGGCCCTCGCTTTGAATATCGGCCAGGGGACTCTCAGTAAATACATGAACGACCGGGTCCCAACTCCATTCGAATTCGTAATAATTATTCCTCAAAAGATTAAATCACAGCAAGCGAAATGGGTTGTCCTTGAGTGGAGAAAAAAATTCGACGAAGCATTCTGGAATGCTTTGGCGGGGTAGGAGGGAAAGCGGTGGCACAGGCTTATGTAGCAATAGGGGACAAGCAGGCCGGTATCGGAACCGAAGTGGTGATCAAGTCAAGCGGACTCACGGGAACAATTTGGCAGATCGGACGTTTCGGATTGGTTGGCCTTTACATACCGGGTAATCCGATAGCGGCAAGCAGGCCATACGATCCAACGGAGTTGGCCATAGTCGGAGAGGAGGGAAGCGAGGTCAGGCAATAAATTTTGAAAGGAGTTGGCAAGGTGTCAAAGGTAAAGGAAATCAGTGTTTCGGTCCGCAGGGTGAAGAACCTTGGAAACTACTAGAATATCACGGCGGAGGCACAGGCAACGGTTGTTTTGGACGAGGGCGAGGATGTTGATATGGCGTTCGTCGGAGCCTGGAAGAAGGTAGGGGGGGAGGTAGACGAACAGCTTAAAAACGCCAGATAAAAAAAGTAACTGCAAATCACCGGATCCGCAGTTACAAAGCAAAAATTACCTATATTTATTATATCACATACGACGCTTAAAGCAAGGAGGGTTCCCGTATGAAGCACAGTTTTTCAGTAGATCAACTGGTTGTCGCGAAAAGCGATTTTGACGGCGGATACATCGGCCGGTTCGTGGAAGATCATCCGAAGCTGTCCGATTCGGTCCGGATCAAAATACTCGCCTGTATTGATTACCCCCTGCAGCGCACTATCTTCTACCCGGGCGTCGTTTATGAAAGAAGACCCTACGAATACGGCAGTGTCAAGACTTTTGACACGGTGAATGTCCTGGCATACGACGGCTCCATCCCGGATTACCAAAAATCGGTTGTTGTGTCATTAAACGCAGCAATCGATTCTGCCCGGGAGCGCGGAGATTTCAATATGGTGGCAAAACTGCGGACCCGCATGGCGGAACCCGCAATGATGACGGTAGTATAGCGCTGCCGTTTTCATTTTCTAAAAATTTTCACGGAGGTAGTGGTTTTATGGATATAAGGAAAGAACTGAACAGGTTGCCCGGCATGATCGCTGGCGTGGAACATGAAATGCTGCTCAGCACAATTGAACAGGAAGAGATCAGACAGAATCTCAGAGAATGGGAGTTTGAGCAGATCGATGAAATCAGCAATGTTACCGATGATTACGGGAAACCGATGTACAGCAATGACGCAAAGCGGCAGGCGGAGCTGGCAAGACGCAAGCGGTGCAGCGAGGAGTATCCGCAGATGGACCGGGCCTTGAAGAAAAGCATAAAGACGATCGGTGCGAAGGGGATTGAACTTCGGAAGCTCGTCAATATCCAGGAAAATCTCAGGGCAATCTGCAAGCTATCCGTCGCTGAAGCGGAGCTTTCGGATGACGACAGGGCGTGCTGATAAGATGGGCGCAATAAAATTATTATACAGGAGGTACCGTATGGTATTCGATAAGGTCAAAAAAATCATTGTGGAGCAGTTGGACATCGACGAACTGGAAGTAGCGATTGGCCCCGACAGTAAACTGGAGGGCGATCTTGGCGCATCTGATGACGACATACTCGAGATCGTCATGGCGGCCGAGGAGGAGTTCGCAATCGAAATCTCCAGTGCTTTTGCTGACACGTTCAGCACGGTAGGCGAGCTGGTGGACTATATCACGGAGAACACTTGATCTTACTTTCAGGGCGGTGGCGGAATAGGTAGACGCTTGTGGCAATTCTAGTGTTACCAATTGCCTTAATCTAATGGGACGAAGAAAGCACATGCATGGTGTAAATCCTTGCCCGCCCTGATTCCCTACAAAAACCCAGATGAAGGGCCCCAATGAAGTGCATGAGGAAGCTGTAGCCAATTACAGGCCGGTGAGGCTGCAGGGGAGATGTGCATGGAGAGGCCCGTTGATGATAAAGCGGAATGGCCTGGTTTACCGCCAGGATACACGATGGATTGAAATCCCGGGATAATACACACAAGACAAAAGCGGCTTCCGGCCGGCCGCTAAATTCTATTAAAGATCGAAAGTTTTTCGTGCATGACGAGGATGATGACGTCGAAGACGCCGATGGAACCGATGAAAGCGAAGAGTAGTGAGCCCGCCCGGAGCTGATCCGGGCCCAGCCGAAAGGCTAAAATTTTTTTAGGAGGTTTTTATATGAAATCAACCGGAATCGTGAGAAAAGTGGACGAGCTTGGAAGGGTAGTGCTCCCGATCGAGCTCAGGAGAACCATGGATATTGAGGAAAAGGATTCTCTGGAGATCTATGTCGATGGCGCCAATATTATTCTGAAGAAGTACGAACCGGCCTGCATCTTCTGCGGTGAAGCGGGAAACACCATCGACTACAAGGGGAAGAACATCTGTCCGGCTTGCATGAAAGCTCTTAAGGGATAGGAGGGGATTCGCTTGACCAACGCACTTGCTGAGAGAACCGAAACTGTTACTCTGGACCAGTACAGGGATAAAAAATACAACGTCCTGGTCCCGACGCAGACAATTACCCAGATATCTCCTTTCCATAGGCTCCGGATCGAGGAGGTCAAGATCGACCCGAATCCGGACGCCGGGGATGTCTTTAAAGTTGGGTCAAAAAAGGTCGGCAATAATTATGAAGACGTGCTGAGCCTATCCAAAAACGCCTTGATGAAGATCGCCAATGCAGCCGGAATTGTGTGGAACTGGAACGAAACGAAGGTCATCACCGCAACGAGGGATTATGTTTTGTACCAGGCGGTTGGGGCCTTCAGGAAACCGTCCGGTGAGTGGCTCCCCTTGAAAGCATCGAAGGAAATAGACCTGACGATCATCGAGGAGGAAACACGCGAGGCAAATCGTGAAAAGGCCTTTAAGCTTCAGAAGTCCTCATACGAATCCGACCGGAAGAAGCTCGAAGGAACCACGCCGGAACAATGGGCCGCGGCGCAGACGAAGAGCGCCATGATCCAGTGGCGCAAGAACAAACTCATGAGAGCGGAGACCGGCGCGATGCTCCGGGTGGTCCGGGCATTGCTTTCCATTAAACAGCAGTATAGTCCCGCGGAACTAACGAATCCCTTCGCGGTTCCGCATGTGGATTTCAGTCCGGACTACACGGATCCGGAGGTCCGCAAAATGGTTATGGAGCATGGCCTCCGGGCGACAGCGGATTTATTCGGCGCTGCAGCAGCTCCGCAGCCCCAGCTTACCGAAGCCGTACCGCATCAGGTTTTCACCGAAGAGGAGTTCGACGACAACAATTTTACTGGTGATTCGTATGAAGACGGCGATGATGCGGACCATGCTCATCCCACAGACCCGGAACCCGATCATGCATCTCCTCCTTCTTCCGGAAACGCGAACGCGGATCCCGTCATCGAATGCGACCACGATGGATGCGGAAAGATCCTTTCAAAAGCGGAGATCAACTACAGTCAGGCATATTACGACCGCTTTCTTTGCATCTCCCATCAAAAACTGTATAAGAAGGTGACGGGATGAAAATATTACACGCTCCTGACCTACACTGCTTTTATGACAATTACGGCAAAGTGCTCCCTTCTGGGGAGCATTCCCGCCTGACCGATTGGAAACGGACAGCAAGCTTTCTCCTGCAGGCCGCAGTGGATAACGATGTCGACGCCGCCGTGTTCCCGGGGGACTTCTTTAAAAACAGCCGCCCGTCGCCGGAACAGATTATTGCCGTATCCGAACTGCTTTCTTCTTTTGCAGCATACGGCATCCGCGTAGTGGGGTGTCCCGGGAACCACGACCTGGTTGGAGCAGGGCGTCCCGGGCCGGTCGATCTTGTTAACCTTGCCTGCGGAGATGATTCGCTGGTCCAGTTCACCAACGTCCCGGACGTATTCCGAATTGACGACGCCAATATCGCGGTTCTTCCCTCCATCAAACCGGCTGGCATTATTGATCAGGCAGCGGATCCGGCGGAACTTGCGTCCCTTGTTTCTCAAAAGCTGGTCGATATCTGCCGCAGCCTCATGGTCCAGTGCCATGAGTACGGGCCGGGCCGGCGGAATATCCTCATCGGACACTGGACGATCTCCGGATCCGTCGCCTCCTCCGGGCAGCTCCTTTACGGCGGGACGGAACCGGTTATCCCTCTGGCGGAGCTGCAGGCGATGGAATGGGATGCGGTCCTGTTTGGCCACATCCATAAAGCTCAGGTCCTTTCCGAGAAGCCTTTCATCGGTTACGCCGGCGCACTGGAGAGGGTTGACTTTGGCGAGGAGGACGATCCCCGCGGTTGCTACATACACGATCTGGACGCCGGAACCTACGGGTGGATCGATCTGCCGGCGAGGAGATTCCATACGATATCAGCATCCATAAGCAGTGAAGAGGATGTCGCGGAGGATCTGTATTGGTTTTGCAAGACGATACCGGTCACGGAAGCAATTGCCCGGGTGAAATATAAGGTTACCGAAGATCTGGCCCCCCTGGTGGATCATGCGAAGATCATGGATCTGTTGAAAGCTTCCGCTCCGGAATACATCGCCGGGATATTCCCGGAGATCACCCGGTCGGAGCGCAGCCGGGAGGCGTCGGTTACCGAGGAAACCGGCCCCTTGGACGCCCTATCGAAATGGCTTGATAAAAAGGAAGTCAGCAGAGGCTTCAAAGACGGGCTCATGATTGTGGCCGCAGAAATGATCAAGGAGGTGCTCGAGGGATGAATCCTGTTCAATTGCATTTGCAGAATTTCACTTCATATAAAGATGAAACCGTCAACCTTGACGGCATTGATATTGCCGTAGCCACCGGTGAGAACGGCGCCGGCAAGAGTAGCCTGGCCACCGACGCGATTACCTGGTGTCTCTTCGGGGAAGGCAGCAAGGGCGGTAAAAGAAACCTCAACGATTATGTAAAGCGCGGAGAACAGGAATGTCGCGTCGAACTCCAATTCCGGCTGAATGGAAACCTTTACCGTGTGATCCGCCATCGATCGGCTGCAAAGGACAAGACTATGCTGGAATTCTTTGTTTTAACGAGAGACGACAAGGGACCTGACACAGCAATGGAAGCTACATGGAAGCCACTATCCGGCAAGGGCATCGCCGAGACGCAGGAGATTATCGAGAAGACCCTCCGGATGGACTATCGCACCTTTATATCCTCGTCACTGGTCCTTCAGGGGAAGGCCGACAGTTTCACCAACGATATGACCGACGCCGAACGAAAGGACGCCCTGGCCAGGATCCTTGGACTTGACATATGGGATGTTCTCCAGGAGCGAGTGAAGAAGGAGCTGAAGCAGCTCAACGAGAAGCTGGCCCATCTGGCAATCCGAAAGGCCCCGCTGCAGTCCCAAGTGGACAACGCCAATTCGGCGAAGGACCTTCTTCAAACTACCCGGGACAAGCTTGCAGACTGCGAACAGGAATTGAGAGATCTGCAGGCTGAAATGGATTCTGTCAATGCCAAGCTGGCCACCCGGGGGATCCTCCGGAACCAGGCTGATGATATTATGCGGAAAAAGGATTCAATATTACAGGACCGTACGAAAGTGTACGAAGAAATCTCCCAGTTGGAGAGGAAGATCGCCCGGCTGAACAGCATCCTGGGGAATAGTGAAAAGGTCCTTGAAGCTATTGAGGAGGAGAAGAACCTCACAAACGACATCTCCTCTATTGAAAAATCTCTCACAACGCTTCCGCTGCTCGAACAGCAGTTGAAGGATCTCCGGGAGAAAATCAACACGGCGGCCGATGCAGCGAAGAAGCTGAAGACGGAATCCTTCAACATCGGCGCCGACCTCATGGACCTTGAACTCGTCCTGAAGAAGAAGGATGAAATCCTGGAAGCATGCGAGCAGGAGAAGCGATTCCAGCTTGAGCTCCAGGAGCATGAACGTAAATCGGCGCTTCACATGAAGTATATCAGCGATATTGAAATTTTATCTCGTGTACTAAATGCATGGGATAGCAATCACCGCTCCGAGATATCTTCTCTTGAATCTTCCATAGAAGCGAAGCGCCCCCTGGTTGCAACGCTTTCTTCTGTCCCATGCAGCGGATCCGTCCGGGATGCATGTGCTCTTCTGGCCAGTGCCAGGGCGGCAGCGGACGAACTTGTGACACTGAATGAACGGCTCAGGGAGGAAAACAGCAAGTTTAATCCCCATAAGGCGGCCTATGATAAGGCAGTATCCGAACGGGACGCTTTAAGCTACAATCCCGGGCTTCATACTGCCTGCAGGAATCTCCTGGAGGAAATCAAAAAGACATCCTGCCTGAAGGGGAAGCTCGACGTGGCTGAATCCAAAAAGGCTGAATTGGAGAAAAGGGATGCCGAGATCCGGGAAAGGTTAAAGGAGATCCAGGCACCGTCACCGGATCGGGAGAGAGCTGACGGGATTGTGAACGAAATCGTTTCTTTGACGGAATCCCAAGAGGAGCTTGTTACACTCAGAATCCGCCTCGCTGAAGCACAAAAAATATCAGCCTTGAAACAGGAACTGGATGGCGCAAAGGCGCTTCTACCGGAACTGCAGGAATCGCTTTCCAAAAATCGGGCCACATACGATTCCTTATGGAATGCCGTGTGCGATCTTGATTCTCAGCTCGTTACCACCAAGAGCCAGATCGCAGAACTGGACAAGCTGAACGAATCCCTGGAATCACTGAAGACCATAATTAGATGGCAAAAGGAGAATGAAGCTGCCTATCGCAACGAGATCGGGAAATGCGAACAGACGATCCAGGATGCGGATAAAGCACGGAAGGTTCTTGGGGAAATCGAACTGGAAGAGAAGGATCTCCGTTCCCAAATGTCAACTTGTGAGATTTTGGAACAGGCCTGTGGGAAGAAATCCGGAGTCCCGGCGCTGATCATCGAAAATGCGGTACCGGAGATCGAGCGTCTTTCCAACGATATGCTGACGCGGATCACCGGCGGCCGGATGCAGCTTCGGCTGGACACCCAGGTGGAGGGCAAGACCACCGGCACCATGCAGGACGTTCTCCGTATTACAATCCTGGACGAAGGCCTGCCCGGGCCGTACCAGACCTTCTCCGGAGCTGAGCGGTTCATCATCGACATTTCCCTTCGTGTGGCCATATCGAAGTTCCTGGCCCACCGGGCCGGGGCTGAGATCAAGCTCCTCGTAATCGACGAGGGCTTCGGTTCCCTGGACGCCGCCGGCCGGCAGAAGATCCTTGGCGTGATCGACGCTGTCCGCCAGGATTTCGCAAAGGTGATCATCATTACCCATCTGGAGGAACTGAAGGACGCCTTCCCGCGGAGGATCGAAGTGACGAAGGGGCCGGAGGGAAGCAAGGTAAATGTAGCATAGAGGACGGAGGATGATAAGGTGAACGGTAAATTTATGGTCTATGCCGAAGGTGATGTTCCTGAAAACGATATATCGATAGAGTGCAACGACATAATGGATATGGACAATTATTCAAACGCCTGCCGTAGACAGGGATATAGGAACGTGAGGACAAAGGCGAAACCCATAATGGAGGCATTTCAAAATTCGGTAGATCGGGAATATACAATGCCAATGTGTCCCAGGTGCAAGGAACCGACATACAGCGAGCCTGCATGCCCGTTCTGTAACCAGGAGATAGAATGGGGGGCCGATCAATGATTCGGAATGAAATATTAAATATCGTTTCTCTTAAAAATGCAATGGAAATGCTCCTACGCCGAGTTGCTATACGGGATCAAATGGGAGGCGCCCTATACTGGAACATACTCAATGAAGAATGCTGCTTAATTGCAGACAGATGTGCCGTACTTGGCGGAGATAAGCGGAAAATCGGAAGTATTCTTGGTGAAGGTAATTTTACAAGTCTTTATTAAGTCGGTTGAGGCATGAAGGAGCATGGAACATGATGAGAATCCTGGGACTTATCGTTGTAACCGTCGTATGTGCCGTCGTGGCCGCTGGGATATGCGCCGTATTTTTCGGGATGATCCCGTGGATGCGGAGCACCTGGTGCCAGATCAGGACGGAAGAGAAAAAGAGGGAGGAGGATGCGAAGAAGACTTCGGCCGTGGTGATCACCCTGTATACCTATAATCGCGAGCGACAGCTGGTCAGACTGGGAGAGAAAAAGGCAGCAAGGCAGTAATTAGACGTACATAATTTCGATACCGGGGGTCAGAAATGAATTACATCACAGAAATTAATGCCTTTTATAGTTGGTCAAAAATAAGCACTCCGTCTAAATCGGAAATTGCACTATGGCACGCTTTTATGCACCTTAACAATATATCCGATTGGCAAGTGGTGTTTACAGCACCTCTATCTACAGTTGCATTGGTTTCGGGTTTAAGCATTTCAGACGTCAAGAGGTATCGCAACAATCTGGTGCAGAAGGGAAGGCTCCTTTGGAAGGAGCGAAAAGGGAATCAGTCCGCTTTGTACCTCGTCATTCCTTTTGATGAGGTCGAAAAGGCAAAAATACTTCCTTCTATTAAAGAATTTGCGGCTCGCATTGAACCGCAATTTGCACCACAACCGTTTGCGGCTCATATTGGACTGCAAACTGCTCCGCAAGTTACTCCACAAACTGCTCCACAAGTTACTCCACAAACTGCTCCCATATATAAACTAAACGAAATAAATAAAGATTTTAGTTTACAAGATAGTCAACCGCGCGCGCCTGATGTGGACAAAATGGAATTTGGCGGCGTGTTCCTCTCCATTGACGAAATGCAGACGTTGGAAGGCAAATTTCAGACGAGCAGAAGCGTCTTTGAACTGCTCCACTTCTGCGTTGCACTGCGGAAGAAAAAGGACGCCGGGTATATTCCTTCCGGAACGGACTTCGAGGAACTGCTACGGATGGTTGATAAATCTCTCGTAAAGGGTGCTGAAGATGAGGCTGAAAGAAGAGCTTAGGTTGTATCCGGAAAGAGTAAGAAAAAAATTGGAGCTCTACCCCGAGAACTACTGCGCTCTTATAATCGCTTCTCAGGCGGAAGTGACGCCGGAGGAGGCTTTCTTATCCCTCTACCGGAAACGGGTATACCAGTTTATCAGGCACAAGAAATACACCATTGGAAACATTTACAATATGCTGTATCTCCGGCTCAGGAAGAAGCGGACCCTTAACGACATCGCAAAGATTTACGGGCTTACACCGAAAATGGTGTGGCAAATCATAAATGTCTATGGACAGGCAGGTAGAAAGATGAGCAAATGCAAGGCTTGCGGAAGAACAATCATGTGGATACTGACCGAATCCGGAAAATCGATGCCGGTGGAACCGCAGGAGGTACCGATCATACCGGACGGGATGAGCAGGACGATAGGAATCACCCCTGACGGAAGGTGCGTGAGAGGAAAACTGACCATGCGCGGTACTCCCGGGGAGGTCCTGGTGCGGATAAGCCACTTTTCTACCTGCACCAAGGCGGACCAATTCCGGAAGGCAAGGAAGTGATTTCATGGGGTTGAGCATGAGCTATTCGGAACTGATCGATCTTATGCGAAAGAATCCGGCAATCCGGATCCGGAAGGAAGACATGGAGCAGCTCGAGGGGCTGGAAGAATCCAAAAAGGAGCACAAGTTCCATGCCAAGCCGGGGTACCTGGACGGGATATACTTCGACAGCCAGGCCGAAATGGAACGGTACGGCGAGCTGAACATGCTGATTCTGGCGAAGGTAATCAGCTCGTTCAAGGTTCATCCAAGGTACAGGGTAAGCGAGAACCACAGCTATGAAGCGGACTTCGAAGTCATCTATCCGGACGGGCATATAGAAGTCGAAGACGTGAAAGGGTTTGAAACACCGGAGTTCAAACTGAAAGCGGATCTGTTCCGGGCGAAATACCCGGAGTTGATACTAAAAATCGTCAAATGAGGAGGGATCGAAGTGGCAAGGAGAAAAGGCTTTTCAAGCAAACCGAAGAAGGAAAAGGTGGAATTTAGAGACGCACCAGAGGATCTGAAGATCATAGCAGCCAGGCTTATCGATGAATTCCATGGGAGCCTCGCAGAAGCTCAGATCTGTTACCTGGTCAGGACCGGTGATTGGAAGAAGCGTGGAAAGGATGTCTATGGATCGGCGGAAATTGTGTCCAAGAAGCACAAGAAGCTTTCCGGGTTCGACATCGTAATCACCATTGGCCTCAGGGCCTGGAATGCAACAGCAGATGAGGATGTCAAGAAGGCTATCCTGGATCACGAACTGACACATTGCGGTAAGGATGAGGACAAAGAAGGTAATGCGAAGTTCTATATCATGGACCATTCCGTGGAGGATTTCAACTCGATTATTCGTCGATACGGTCTCTGGTCGCAGGATCTTCGTCTTGCTATCAACGCCCACCATGAGCACGAGCAGGTTTCCATGTTCGACAATAAGAAAACCGGTACCGAGGGATAAGGCTGCCGCCAGCGGCCCTCCCTTATCTGTATCTTGGAGGTTTTAGATGAAGGATTTTATAAAAGCTGTTTCGGTAGGGACTTTAATTGGCATATTAGCAGGTCTTTTGTCAAACGGCCATTACTATTCTGATGAATTGCGGATGTTAAAAGACCAAAACGACGTTCTTCAGGGAGAAATAGCGGAACTGACGGAATTGAACAAATCCCTGGCGGGACAATATGTCGAGGTAAAATCCCAAATTGATTCTATTCGACAGGATCAGAAGCAGCTCCGTCAGAGGACCGACTTCCTGGATCGCGCCGGCGACCGGCCGGAAAAGCAGAACATGAGAATTACGGCATATGATCTTTCCTTCAAATCATGCGGAAAGCTTCCGGGGCATCCGGCATACGGGATAACGGCAAGCGGTGAACCGGCCAGGGATTGGTACACGGTGGCGGCCGGCACGGATATCCCTTTCGGCACAAAGATATATATCCCGTATTTTAAGGACAAGCCCAACAGGGGATTGTTTGTGGTGCAGGATCGCGGCGGCGGGATCAAGGCTGGGGAAATCGATGTTTTTATGCGGAACGGAGCCGACTGTATGAAATTTGGCGTAAGGAACCTTGATGTATGGGTTTTTAAGAATGGAGTGTGAGGAAATGGGAACTACTGAAATCATTTTGTTGTTGGTTCTCCTGGGAATTATTTTTATATTAACGTTTTCCGGAAAGAAGCATAGAGAGGATACAGAAAAGGATGCCCGCCACGGATTCTCATGCTGGAATTGTCTTTACGAAGATAAACTGAATTACGAGGATCCATGTGTGGTATGCGATCACTTTATGAGCCATTGGAGGCCCAAAGTAATCAAAGATTCCAATGAGGAAGAGGGGACCGATGATGAAAGTAAAAGACCTGGTATTGATTAAGGGTACACAAACTGGAGGGCTGATCGACTTTATTATCGCTGACACGGCGTATCTGCTTTTGGTGAGTAGACCCGGCGAACGGGTACCGTATAAGCTGAGCGATCTTGAAGTTGTTGTGCAATAGGGAAAATAGGCGAAGGAGGTTGTTTTAATTGACAAAGACATTTACAGGCGAAACCCACAGAATTCAAGTTAAATTAGATGAAAATACTGCACAGTATCAAGTATGGGCTATTCCGGCTAGAATGAGCAAAAGTGCTTCTTTTAAACGTTCTGGAACAATTTTATATTATGGGCCAAGCAAGAAAAAGGCGAATTCAATTCTTGATTACTTTGTGCCAAAAGCAAAATTCTAAATTCGCAATAAAAGGAGGTCATGAATGAAACCAATAGGAAGCCCGCCGCCGCGGAGCAAGGATACAGACCGTATAAAGGCGCAAATCTATCGGGAGGCGTGTGATCAGAGGAATAAAAAACCAGTGCCGACATCCGCCATACTGGATCAATTCGGATGTATGCCGGAAACTGAACCCGATTCACCTTTAGATTGCTGTCAGTGTAGCGAACGATTTGAATTCGGAAAAGGATTTATCTTTGATGGTAAAACAGGTGAATGCTGGTGTCCGGATTGCTTCCGGGAACATGCTGAAAAATTACTGAAAAGTTCATAAAAGAAGGATAGAGCGAAGGAGTGAGAATGTGAAGGCTATTACATTATGGCAGCCATGGGCGTCTCTTTTAGCCAGACAGGAATACAAAAAATATGAGACCAGAGGTTGGGAAACTTTTTACAGAGGCCCGATAGCGATTCACGCAGCGCAGAAGCCGTTCAACACAGGTTCATATCTGGATAGAGAGCTTCACCCTTTTGCAGAAGCATTGGAGCTCCCGGATATATATAGCTTCGATATACTTCTGCCCTACGGTTGTATTATCGCCACAGGTGAACTCGTCGGATGCCACAAGATGGTACTGCATGGAGGGCGCGGTATATCCTCAACAGACGCTCCATGGCTTGAAACAGAAAAAGGTATATACTACCCGTCTCAAAAAGAATTGATGTTTGGGGATTGGAGACCAGGGCGCTTTGCATTGGAATTCGCAAATATGAAATTGCTCCCGGAGCCGATACCGGCAAAAGGCAAACAGGGATTATGGGAATGGAATCGGTAATTACGCAAAAGCAGGGAGTGATATTTATGGATTTAGCTACAATTACCATCAAAAAGCTTTTACGGTATATCGGAGAACTCGAGGGACTGGTACGGCAGCAAATGGTTATCGTAAGGAAACTCGAAAATGAACTGAAGGATGCGAGAGGGGAGGTGAAGTAGGTGAAAAAAATGGATATTAAGGTGAAAACGGAAGCTGAAGAAATTTGCGAAACGCTGTTAAAAATATTCGCCGGAGCTCCGCAGCAGTATGATCAGAATTATGAAGCGATCGGCCGGCTCGATAATGAACAGCAGGACATTCTCCATGAAATTGAGCTATCGGAAATGCAGGACCAGGAAAAAGGGTACAGCCTTTATGTCATCCTGAGGGAGATCCGTAGAAATCGCCGCCAGCTCCGAATCAAAAATGAGTTGCTGCAGCCCTTGGTTGAACTCCTCCGGTCAAATGAAAATTTCAGGCACAAAATTTATAAAACGAACGAGGAGATCAAAAAAATATCGCGCCTGCAGAGCGAGCGGTCCTATAAGGCAAGGGTGAGGGAAGATTTGTCAATCTGTGAAAAGAATAAGGAAGAGGAGGAAGAGGAGGAAGCGGAAGAAATGAGGGGAGGTCAGTGAATTACGTACATCACCGCGGATTGTACATACCTGAATATACCCAGATAAAACGAAAATGGCCTATTGCCATGGATTTTTTTGCCGGGTGCGGTGGATTCAGCTTAGGGTTCATGAAGGCCGGATTTGAGGTGGTAGCGGCAAACGAATGGGAACCGAATGCAACAATTACATATCTGGTCAATCTGGGAAGTTATCCGGTAAACATCCATTACATTGGGTCCGGAGATAAAGAGCGATTGAATAAGCAATTGGAAAATCAAATTAAAAGGGAGGATCGTGAAGAGAAAAAGGATCCGTCCGGAAAAGGTAACTTAAAAAAATGGGATACAAAATATGGCATATATAACACAGCGATAGGGAGTAAGCTGAGTGGCAGCGGGTGGATCCGGCACAATCCAAGTATACCACCGGTAAGGAACTTCTGGTTCGGGGATATCCGGAAGCTAAAAGGGCAGGACATGCTTGACAAATTGGGACTCCGCCAAGGGGATGTAGATTGCGTATGCGGTGGTCCCCCATGCCAAGGATACAGCATTTTGAATTCAAAAAGAAACGTTATGGATCCTCGTAATAGCCTGGTTTTTGAATATGCCAGGATGATCACCGAGATCCAGCCGAAGACCTTTGTTATGGAAGAGGTGCCGAATATTTTGAACATGGAGACGCCGGAAGGGTTCCCGGTGATCGATGAACTTGCGAGGATCTTGGAAGATGGAGGATTCGGAACCATGGACGCCCTGAAAAAAATGCTCCTGAACACGTCAGGATGTGGAGCCGCCCTAAAGGGGAAGCCAAAGGAGAAGAAGGAAGCAACAAGGAAGCCGTCACACGGAGAAATAGACGGATACGAACAAATGAGCATGTTGTAGGGGGATGGTGACTATGCCTCTGGATGAACTGGCAATCGGCGAGGAAGTAAAAATATACGATCGGTATAAGCGGGAATACCAAGGATTCGGAAATCAGCAGAAAGGTTACCGGATAATCTGCACAGGGAAGATTGTTGAGATGACGCCGCGTTTCATACTTGTTGATAGTGGCTATAAAACAAGGTTTGACATCATTGATTTTCGCACTCGCCGGTATCGCCTCTTCAAAACCTGTGGTGTGGAAGTAAAATTCTCCCCCCTTCCGGATAAGGCGGCTGTCGATGAGCAGCTGCGACGGAAAGCCCACGAAGAATATATGAACTCGCCGGCCGGAAGAAGCGAAAAGGCAGGTGAAGAAAGGAGGAAAAACGGAACGTCAATAACATGGGGCAAAATCAGCGAGCTTCTGGAGCAGGGGAAGACTCCGGATCAGATTGTAAAAATCCTGCAAACAACGGACTGGGTCGTAAAGGGCTTGATAACCCGACATAGAAAATTGGATGAAAAGGAGAGAGAAGCTATGAAAGCAAAAATTACCAGGGAAGAGCTTTATGCTGAGGCGAAGGAAAGGGGAACGGGGAAGGATGCACTGAACGCGATTGCCGGAAAATATGGATTAAAGGCATCATCCATCGATCTTTATCTGACCGATTGGGGAATCCGGAAGCAGCTCCGTGAGGAAAGCGCTGGAGTAACCATTCATCAGGAAGAAGAGAAAAAGATCGTTCCAGAAAAGTCCGAAATCGTTCCGGAATCCGTCTCAATTGATAAAGTGGGGCAAAATGCTCCTGAACCAGCTGCGACGAGAGAGCATATAAAGGACACCATAATTGTATCTGAAGAGACAATGGATAATCTCATCAAGAATCTTCCTGAAGGTGTAAAGGTGGAGACGATAGATGAGATCGAGGATCAGGAGCAGCTGGCCAGAGACCGGGAAGCGATCCGGGAGTTGAATCCCATCGAAAAGGCTATAAAGGAAGCGGGTTATGAGATCAATGCAGAAATTGCGAATAAAACCGGAAGTATTTCATTGGCGTCGACCAGGGCGAAATTGAAACCTGTATGTATGCGAGGGACAAGGACAGCCCGGGAATACATATTCACTGAAGCGGGAGTAGCTATCGGCAGGGACATGATCGCATGGGAAGAGATCGACAACCTGATCGTGGAGCTGCAGGCGGTGAAGGAAATGAGGAGCGCATAAAAGGAGGAGAGAAAGTGGGGCCACATGGAAAAATCAAAATGGAAGAAGGCAAAATTTATATCAGTGCTGAAATGATCATCGATGGGAAAATTCACATCAATTTCATAATTATTGATCAGCGAGAGATTGACAGACAGCATTTTGAAGAATCATGGAAAAGCGAACTTGGAATGAAAATTAGGGAATTGCTTCGGACATCGAGATGTACCTACAATATGAAAAAGGTACCAAGAGATGAAAGATATAAAGATCCAGAATAGAAGAGCCTTCGGGCTCTTTTATTTTCCTTCCATGAACCATGTGTCTCCATCACGCCAGATGAAGGTTTCTTTATCCCGGATCCGTACCGTATAGCGGATGCCGTAGCCACCAATCTTGAAAGCAGCTGCACGTTCAATCGAAATTACCTTATCGACTTCGAATACTCTTCCATCCGGCCAAGTAATCCTTAAAGGAATCACATTGCCGAGTTTATCAAATTTACAGACCATTTCTATAAATACTTTTTTCATTAAAATTACTCCACTTATTTATTAGTTATTTTATCAAAAACATTTAAAATTAACGCGTTTTTAGCGGTTTTTTTATTTGGTGCTATCATTTAATTGTGAGGAGGTGGCGGAAGGTGGCGAGAGGCCGAAAACCCAAGAATAAGGCGGCAAGGCCGGTAGGAAGACCGACAGATTATAGGCCGGAAATGTGCGAGGATGTCCAGAAGTGGGTAGAGGATGGAATTGTGAACCATGAGATAGCTGCAAGGCTTGGAATTCACGAGTCTACACTATACGACTGGAAGAACGAATATGACGAGTTTGCCGAGGCCTTCCAAAAAGGAGAAAACTATCGCCACCGTAATGTTGTAAATTCATTGTACAAAAAATGTAACGGCTTTGAATACGAGGAGATCACCAGGGAGCGTATGGATGTCCCGGGAAAGAAGCAGGGCGATCCGCCGAAATCTAAAATGGTCATCACCAAGAAGGTCCGTAAGTTCGTTGTGCCAAGCGACGGCGCGATTGAATTCTATCTCACCAACAAGCTCCCAGATGAATACAAGCACAAATCCGAGGTTGACAACAAGATCAGCGGATCCCTGGGCCTGCGGTCAGACGGCATGACAGAAGAGGACAAGCTGGCCCTGATCCGTAAGCAGGCAGAGAAAGCGAGGAAAGAAAATGCGGAATAAAATTAGATCATGGCTATGGAATCTTGTGTTGTTTGTGGTATTCACTCCAATTCTCTTAAAATTGCCCCGTACCAATTGCCTTGCCGGCCGTACAAATTACTCAATATGCAACGGATACATCAAGGGAGAAGGGGAAGCATCTCATCCCGGCTCATTGCAGCAAAGCCTTTTAAAATCTATTATTGACACACTGCGCACTTGCAAACAGATTATCAGCGACAATAAAGACACAAAGGTCTGGCTTAGAAAGTTTCCATATTGTGAAATAGGCTATTTGGATCCCGACGAAGTATCCAACATTACAGAGAGATTTTTCTACAAACGTATATACATGCGGCTTTTAGTTGGAGACCAGGAGGGTTAACATGTGCAAATATCAGAGAGGGACCGCGCCGCCGAGTACGCCATAGAACGTGAGATAAAAGACATCACCAGCAGTTGCCTGTACTTTTGTCAGGAGTATGTATTCATAGAGGACAAGAGCAGCCGGGACGGCGTAAGCAGATTTACTCTCTGGCCGAAACAGCGGGAAGCCCTTCAGGAGATCATTGACAATCAGTTTTTAGCAATCCTTAAGGCGAGACAGCTTGGGCTTACATGGTTGGTGCTGGCATGGGCGCTGTGGATGATGATCAGCTACAAGGGATACGCCGTAATAGCGATCAGCAAGCGAGACGATCCTGACGCCATTGCGCTCAGTTTGAGAATACAGCTTATGATCCGATATCTTCCTAAATGGTTGATCCGGGAGAGGACCAGCGCAACCCGCAACTGGAGCGGATTCACTTATGAGGCTAACGATCATGAGGTTACTATATACAGGCCGGACGGAGAGCCAAGCAAGTTCATGACGCTTCCTGCCTCCCCGGACACAGCCCATAGCTTTACGGCAAACTGCGTTATCCTGGATGAGTGGGCTTTACACCCTTTCGATCGGGCGATATGGACCGGTGCGTTTCCTACCATCAACAGGGCTGACTTCTCAGGAAAAATCATCGGGCTATCCACCGGCCGACGCAATACCTTGTTTGAGGAGATATGCAATGACGCCGCAGCTGGTATAAACGGTTTCCGGATGATCTTCCTTGGATGGAGGTCGGATCCTCGAAGAGATGACGCCTGGTATGAGAGGACAAAGGTAAAGCTCCGCAATACTTACCGGTCCCAGTACCCAGCCAGCATACCGGATGCTTTCTCAGTAGGGGAGGGCGCTTTCTTTGAAGAGTGGAATGAGGAAGTACATGTACCGGTCAGGAGTTGGGAGCCTCCGAATAATCCGCGATGGTTGATAGCCGGAGCATACGATCCTGGATTCGCAACCCATGCCTGTTTCAAATGGTATGCGATTTCCCCGGATGGATGGTGTCGGTGCTTCCGGGAGTACTACCCGCATAAGGTCACGGATCGGCAGCAGGCCGAGGATATTCTCAGGCGCAGCGTGTACTATAATTCCGGTAATAAACCGATGAGGTTCGATTATATTGTAGCCGACACCGACGCATGGACACCCAGTCGAGACAGCGGCAAGAGTACTGCGGAGGTATTTGCGGATCACGGGCTGCACATGGCCCAGGCGACAAAGAGCCTTGAAAACGGCTGGCGCAGGCTGCATGAGTGGCTTGAACCATACGACGGGCCCGACGGGAAAAAGACGGCGCTACTTACCTTCACCGGGGACTGCGCCAACACGATCCGGACATACCCAAGCTGTGAAGAGAGCGAGAGCAACCCGGAGGACATCAGCAAAAAGAGCGAGCATCACCCCCAGGACGTGGACCGGTACTTCGTGATGAGCCGGCCGGAGCCGGCGAAGGAACCAAAGAAAAAGCTGCAGGGGCAGTACACGGTGGACGAACTGGAAGATATGGGCCTCACCAAGGCCGAAATACGCGAAATGAGAGAGAGGGGACAAGTGCTATGAGCAAGGTTTACGATCACTTCAATGGCAGGCAGCCCACGCAGTCGATGATGGACCAGTATATCCGGGAGCGTGGCGGGGCCATCATCAACACATTAAAGGACCATATTTTCACGGACGACACCGGCGTTACCTTGGACACGGAGGAGACGCTTGTCCTGGAGCATCCCCTGTGCAACGGCGAGTTTGCCGACCGGGTGGAGATCAATCCCAACTTTATCGTGAGTATCACCTATTACAACCCCAAGAGCAAGATCATCGTAGAAAACTGAGGAGGGCGCTATGCTACCATCCCGAGAAAAGATCAATGAAATGATTAGAGAGCTCCAGCCGATATTGCGAATATCGAACTGGGAGATAGAATTTGATTACTGCGACAAGTACCGGATGAAAGTTCTGACGGGCGGCGAGAATGTAGGAGCCTGCGACAACAATCTACAGGTCAATTATGCGCACATCTATATAAACAAAGACAGCGACCAGATTAATGAATGGTATGAAACTCTTGTTCATGAGTTATACCACCTTGTCACTAATGACTGGCGGTATCATGCAAGATCGATGCTTGATTATGTGAAAGATGAGGCGGCAAACAACAAGGAAGAAAACATGTTGACAGCATATTACGAACAAGCTACCGATAATCTCGCGAGAATTTTTTGCAAAGTATATCCTGTTACCCATTTCTTCCCGGAGGAGGCACCGCAGAATGCTGTGTAAGTCTGAAGCGATCCCGAAGAAAGTTAAAAAGAAAGGCAGATGAGAGACATGGCGAAGACATCGGCCAGGTATGCGAAAGCTCAGTACATAAAGGATGAAGAGCGCTGGAAAGCGGAGAGCGATGCCCGCACCCTCCGGGAGGCAATGGAGATCCGGAAGGACAAGAAGCGCCTGAAACGGGCAAAGACGGTAATCAATGAGCAGCTCAAGGCCCTACAGGACGCTGCGGAAAATACGTGAGGTGCTTATGGCTATAGCAATGATTGTGGGTGCTTCCATATTTGCTGCCGGCGTGCTGGTTGGGACACAACTGGACATCGTAATGCGGCGGATCGGCGCGAGCAGGACGGAAAAGAGTCCCCTGGAAGGCAAGGACGGGCTGCTTTCCTATCGGAACATGATACGGTACCGTAACAATGGCGAGGAGGATGAAGACGATTGAAACTGTGGTTTAACAACGGACGGAGCAAGGCGGCGGAAACGTCCCGGGTTATCTCCAGATACGAAAAGCAGGATGAGATATACGAGGACAAATACGAGCAGAATACGGACAAGGGCTTTACCGACCTCCGCCAGGAGATCATGACACCCGAACAGATCAAGCGCGCCGATTTCTACCTGGAACACTACAATACCCTCGTGGCGGAGATGGGAGAGCGCAAAGAGGAATGGGAGGAGCTCCAGAAGCTTTACCGAGCGGACACTGACATTCCGGAAAACGACGACGACCCGAACTGCTTCATTCCAATCATCAACCCTACCGTGGAGGGACAGATCCAAACGCTTGACATTGATCCCCAGGTTACTTGCAAGGGACAGGGATACAGCGACCACCAATTTGCAAGGACCGGCGAGATCCTCGCTACCTGGGCCTTTCGCCAGAACAAGATCCGGAAGCTGATCAAGCGTCACGAGCGCCGGCGCCGCGGGTACATCGGAACAGCGTGGTTCAAAGTAGTATGGGATCCGGCGGCTCTGGACGGATTCGGCATGCCGAAGATCACCTGCCCTTCTCCGACCAAAGTTTTTGTAGACGGAAAGATCAAAGATTTCATGCGCATCCAGGAAGCCGACTTTATTATTGAGGAAATCGGCCTGGTGTCCATCATGGCCCTCCGGCATGATACGGAGCGCAAGCCGGTAAACAGCAAGTTCACCATGGACAATATTGCAGATGCGATCCAGCTTGGCAATAGCGAACCAGACTTCGACGGCGAGATCAGCGGAGATGATCAGGATTCCTTCACCCTGCTGCACATCTGGAGCCGCAACAATAAAAATGGATACCTGCAACTAATTGAGCTGAGCAAATGTGGGATCATGATCACGGAGAGCGATCCCATGAAACCGTATTATGGCATGGTGCGAAACAAATATCCTTATATGCTAACTGTTCTATACGAAAGCGAGGGCAGCATATACGGCTTCAGCGATGGAAAACTTCTGATGCGCCTGCAGTATCTTTTGAATAATCTGTGGAACGAATGCGTTATTGCCTGCCGGCATTCGGCACAGACAGCCACATTCATCGATCCAGGCGCTCAGGTTGATCCTGACGACTTCGCCGCCGGCAAGCGCGATCCAAGGAATCCTATACCGGCCAGAAACCCGAACACAAATATAAAAGAATCCGCCGGAAAGGGAATGAATTCCGTAGTATTCAACCTCATCGCCCTTGTTATTCAGGAGGCCCAGCGTGTGGTACGCTTTTCCTCTCTTAAGACGGGGACCAATACCGGCCGCGATATGACCGCCCGGCAGGCAGGCATAGAAATGCAGGAAGCGGAGCGCGGCATGGATGACAAAAAGGCGGACTTGTCCGACACTCTGGCCGACGTTGGAGAGTATAGTCTATGCCTCATGATGGAGAAGTGGGATGCAGCAAAGGCTTTCCGAGTGTCCGAGAATGACGACTTCGAGTGGATCGACGCCAGGGAGCTTTCCCGAGTACCCGTGCTTGTTCCGGCCGACAGCAATTATGTCGATAGCTGGAAAGCGGAGCGACAGCATAGGATTGATTCCGGATTGGAGCAGATCGGCGAAGTGAAGCCCCCGCGGTTCATGCAGCTGCACCGCGAAGAGAATACGGCACCTGAAGGGGAAGAGGATCTGGAAAACGAGCAGCCCGGCACCGGAAAGCTCAAAAAAAGGATTCCACAGTACAAGCAGGTGGAATTCGACATTACCTGTTCCATCGGGGAAGGCCTTCCGACGAACAAGGTTGCCCTGTACAACATCATCTTGTCCCTGGCCAAACTTCAGGTACCGGATGAAATGACCGGAATGCCCCGGTCCGTCCTGACATATGAAAAGGTCAAGAAAATGCTTTCCGACCTATTGGGTATCGACCTCGACGATGACCGACCGACGCAGAACCCGCAGGAACAGCAATTTATGAACATGATTCGGCAGACTATGGCCCAGGGCGGTATGGGGCAGGCACAGCAGGGAGGCCCGCGGCAGGTGAATAACAGCCCGAGTGTGCCTGGTGAGACGATAGGAGGGAACCGGGTTGCTGTATAAAATACCACGGAAGCACAGGGTAAAACACAATTGGGAGAAGCCGGATCACACCCACATGCTCATGCTGGATAAACTCCAGGAAATATCCCCGACGGCAAAGAACGTTAAGCAACACCTCTTGATGCAAAAAGCGGAACTGCTGGCATTTATAAAGAATGCCTATGCCATGTCCGGGGATCCGTTTGAGCTTCCTGTATGCAGCCATTGCGAACGGTGGGCGAGTTGGCACCATATCCCTCCGGGGAGTGCGTACTGCTGGTACTGTGGAACAGTAACCGCGGAGCCCGTCACCGTCGAGGAGTGGTTCGAAAAGGAGCTCAAAATCCGGAATATTTATGAAGCGCTCCGCCGGCAGGGGATTGATTACACTGGGGCAGTTGACCGGATTGTCATCGAGGAAAACGGGGACGATGCGGAACCTGGCCCGGAAGATATAATAATTTCACGATAAGGAGGATTCAAATGAAAGGGATTCTTATGAACACCACCGTGCTGGGTGGAAAAAAGTACTCTTACAATGATGTCACAAGGGGAGTGGTTGCTTGCCCATTCCCGGCGGACCGGTTTTATGGGGGGAGAGTGACGAGGTTCGGCCGGACAGCTGATGGGTTGTTTCTTTGCATGGAGCAGAATCAGGAGGATGTGATTGACATTTTTGTTGATCTCGACAGCGTAAAGGCGGTCGCCAGGACCCTCCGGGATATCGCGGAGACCGTCAAAAGAAAGGCGATTGCCAGCGCACCGGCCGACAGCCGGGAGGAGCTGGAGGCCAGGCTTAATATTCCGGATGAAGCTACAAGGAAGGAGCTTTTGGAATATATCCGGACATACGCAACCGACATAATTGGATAGTTCCGCATTTTCGGCCCTGCTTCGGCGGGGCTTTTTTACTGCTTTTTTTAACCCATGCTACAATGATAGTGAAACGTGGCAATAGCCACCTGGAGCGAGACAACGCTGCGATATAACCGTATACCGAAGGCCACGATACGGCCATTCTTCGAGAGAGACAACTCTACTATAAAACAAAGGAGCGTGTTCCTATGGCACTTTGGAAAATAAATCTGCAGCTCTTCGGAAAAAAGAAAAGGGATAAGGCCGATGGTCTGTCCGCGGAGGAACTTAAGGCGTTAAGGGATGAATTGGACCTTGATTCCGGTTCGGATGATGATGACGACGCAGAGGATTCCGATGAGGACGATGACGATGACGAGGACTCTGATGACGAAGATCCGGATGATGAGAAGGACGACATTGAGGTGGATCCGGATCAGGAGGAAGAAGAGGATCCGGACCCTGACGATGATGAAGATCCTGAAGATCCCGACGACGATGGCGATGAACCGGAAGACAAAAAGAGCCGGAAGGATTCGCACGGTAAGAAGGGCGCAGATTCCGGCGCAAAGCCGGCAGAGAAGGATAAAAAGACGGGCGCGATCATTGCTCTCAAGAACGAGAACAAGGAACTGAAGGCCCGGCTTGATTCCTTTGAAAGGAGCCTGAGGGAACGCGAGTACGAGACAGAAACCGACAAGCTTGCCGCCCGGATCGAGGCTGAGCTGATTGAGGAAGGCATTGACGAGGAAAAAGCCAAGCGGCGGGCCAGGATAATGGCGGAAGAGAAAATCGAAGCGAGGAAGGCGTCCGATAGGGATTTTGACATCCAGGTCGAGCGTCTGGAGGAAAAGGGATACACCGATATCCGCAGCAAACTTTCCATCCTCAAACCGATTGCCCAGAGGGCTGGCCTTACCCTGGAAGAGGCGTATCGGGCAAAATACGGACAGCCGAAGGCTAAGGAGCGTCGGACGAACGATGAGCAGCTCGCGCTCCTGGACAAACAAAAAAAGAACGAAAGAAAGCCGGCGCCAGCCACGGCTGCAGGAACCTCGAAGAAAGAGGATTCCATTGTGCTTTCGAAGCAGGACGAAAGGATTTTCAAAGAGATGCGGAGGAAGGATCCTTCCTTTACAAGGAAAGCTTTCGCAAGCATCATGGGTGATTTTTACGACAGGTAAGGAGTGGTGATATTATGGAAGTCATATCCAAGGGCTACAACATACGCAGGATGATAGCCGGCACAGGCGGGGGCGTCAAAGGGGACCTGGCGGTCGTGAGCTCGGCGACGGCGGTTAAAGCGGCAGCGGCTCCCTCGGCGGCGACGGTACTCGGGATTTTTCTGGAAACCGTTGACGCGGCGGCAGAAGCGAAAATAGCAGTTCCTGAACCCGGCGCCCTGATCAGATCCCACTACGTTGGATCCACAAAGACATCGCTGGCGGACGCCGATATCGGGAAAGTGTTTGACCTTTCCGACGAAAACGATGTTAACCTGGACGATACGACCGGCGGTATCTGCGTGTGCCAGGGCTACGACAATTCGAACAGCACAATCGACTTTGTGATTCCCAGAGCCGCAATGTACTGGTAAGAGGAATCAATACGCAAGGAAGGAGACTGAATGAATCATGGCAATGAGACGATCCGATATATCCCGTATGCTTGCAGCAGGGCAGGCAAAAATTTTCCGGGCGAACCTCAAACCGGCCAAAAAGGAACAGTGGAGATCGTGCTCCTCGATAACCGATTCCAAGAAGGCAAAGGAAACCTATGATAGCATAGGCAACCTTAAGCCGGCGCACCTGAAGGAAGAGGAGGCCCCCATCCAGTACGGCAAACTGGAACAGGCATACCAGACGACCGTGGTGAACGAGACTTATGCAAATGGGTACTGGTTCTCCATGGAAGCAGAGGAGGATGACCTCTACGCCGTTGTCGATGAAGGTCAGCAGAAGGAGCTCCCCAGGACAATGCAGACGCTCCGGGAAAAGCATATCGCCGAACAATGGGATGGCGTTTTTACCACAACCGGCGCCGACGGCGTGTATTACGCCAGCGCAACCCATCCGCTGAAGAATAACGCTGGGCTGTACAATGACAACCTTGCCGAAAATGTTGCTCCTTCACCGGATGCATTGATCAACGCCAGCAACAAATTCAACCACATTTACAGGCATAACGGTGAGTTGTTCGACACCGACGCCGCCGCGATTTTATTTCACAAAGACAATATGTCAACCTGGCAGGCGATCCTTGCTTCGAACCTGAAAGCGATGGAACAGAGCAACACCAAGAATACCGTACCCCAACTGCGTCTGATCTGGAACAGGTACATCAACCAGAAGTACTATCATCTGATCGACGAGGACATTGAGTCGGTCATCATGCAGATCCGGAGGGGCTTAAAGTACGGTTATACGGTAGACAAAAAGGACACCTTGAATACCTACTTCCAGGTAACAGAAAGGCGCAAGGCGGCACATATCAACCCTGGTTTCGGGCATGTGTCCAGCAAGGGCGGAGCCGCGTAACAGCGGTAAAACAACGGCTTATCAGATGCAAGGGGACGGGACCCGGTGCCCTTCCCCTTTCTTCATTTGGAAAGGATGATCGATTTGAACATCAGGGACAAGGAAGGTTACAGGCTCAACGATAACCCCGTAGTGGTTCCGATCACAGTATCCGGCAGTTTCGACAATGTAACGGTAAAGGTAGGGCGCTTCCCGTATCACGGCGAGATCGTAGCGGTTTCCTTTGCCACTGGCGCCGCCCTTGGGGCATCTGCTGGTATTGACATCAAAGCAGGTACGACGACGGTCGCAAGCTGCACCGATGACCTGAATGGGTACGAACTGAAGACCGCCAGCGCCAGCATCACAAACGAAAGCGACATTTCAATTGTATTCGACGACTTCAGTGCGGCCACCCAATGCGTAGTCAACATATATATTCGGCAGAAACCGTAATGCAGGGGCTGTAATATGCCCCTTTTACGTTTTGAAAATAACCGTCAGGAGGATTTTATATGCAGTATACCGCAAAACAAAGCAATTTGGCCAAAGGGACCGTCGACTACCTGGTTACCACAACCCAGCACGCCGCAAACGAGGCTGCCGGTAAATTCGGAAATGCTTTCGATTCCTTCACCGTTTTTGACGCTGGCACGAAAAAAGTTACGGCAATTTATATATCGACGGGAACTGCATTTATATCGTACTAAGAAGGGTGAGTGAACTGAAATGTCTAATGAAATGACAACGCTCGGGCTTGCGGCCATGGCAAATGCAAAATCGGCAGATTTGTCGCAACAGTTTAAGGATATAGAAAACGGTGCTCCTGCTGCGGTATTTGCTACCACAACGGCATTGGGTGCTGACGCTACAGCAAACACTACAGAAGGTAAAAAGAGAGCTTATGTGGTAACTGCTGATGGTAAATGGTACTACTGGAACGGATCAGCATGGATAGCAGGTGGAACATACCAAGCTACAGCAGTAGCAGATGGAGCTATAACAAGAGTAAAAACAGACTTCTTGGCAAAAGGCAAAAATCTTTTAAAAATGAAATCATCCTATACAAATAGCGGAATCACAATTGATATCAACAAGAATCATGTTAAGATCACTGGCACAGCAACAGCAGGGGTTAATCTCGATTTGACAGATACACTTTCAGGCTTATTTGAAGTTGGGAAAACGTACTGTTTAAGCCTTCAGAACATAAAGTATATTTCTCCAATAAATGCTCCCGCTATAGTACATTCTGATACTGGAGGCACACCTTGGGATAATCTTGTAAATGTTAGTACATATATTGCAGAAGCTAACCACACTATTTTTACTACTTCTACAATCTATAACTATTACAAGATGCGATTTTATATCGGCTCTGGCGGTGTTGCAAATATTGAGTTTGATATTATGCTTGAAGAGGTTGAGGCTACAGCAACTAAGCCAACACCGTTTGAGCCTTACGGAGAATATTTAAACAAGGGAATATATTCAAACACAAATAGTGTTTTAAAAAGGCTGTTATCTCCGTTAAGGTTTCTTGTGTGTGGAGATGTGCATACTACTGACGAAACTCCGGTTACAAACGGAGGATTAACTGCAAAGCAGCGGTTACAAAAATTTGTTGATGATGTTGGAGTAGAGAATATAAAAAAAGCATATGACTTTATTATCGTAGTTGGCGATATCTCTATGTCTTCTGTAGAAGATACTTCGTCCATTGATACTTGGCTAAATGATTTTGCATATCAAATTGGAATACCCATTTATCCAGTACCTGGAAATCATGATGGGTGTGAAAGAAGTGTTTGGCAAGCTAAAATTGGTAGGCCAGCACAATATACTTTTGAAACAGATGATTTTATATTTATCATGCTTGATAAATATAAAAATATTCAGTTTGGGGCTAATCCTCCACAAATGTATTCACCTGTTACGACTGAAGAGTTTACTTGGATGGAAGATATAATCGCGATATCTGGGGATAAGAAATTAATCATTTGTGGTCATTATTTTGATTCTACATTGGATGCTACTTTTTTTGCATGGGTAAGAACACAACAAAAAGTAATAGGGTTGATGTTTGGTCATTCCCATATTTACAGTGCAACTCGAAATGGGGATCACTTTGAACTTAATCCCGGATCGTTTACAGACCCTACACACGAATGGCCTGCAACTGGATACCAGAATAATCTTTGGGGATTCTGTGAGGTTGAAATCAAAGATAATCAACTTGTCACAAGACATATACAACCAGCACATTTTTATCCATACTATGCTACTGATTATCCTGATGGATTCCCTTATACGGTCAGTGCTGATTATATCTTATATAAATCGGGATATTATCCCTATAGCAATAGAGCTGATTTTGTAAGTAGAACCCCTGGTAATGGTAATTTTGAGTTGGTTGCAAAACTTAAAAATCTTGAAGCAAGATTGGCTGCATTAGAAACATAATCATTGCAACTATGG